AAACGCAAAGCCAGATGGATGCTGTAGATAACGATATGATGAAAGATGGTACGCACCCCAGCATGTCTATTAATAGACCAGACAGACAGTCGCGCGTAACAATTGGTGGAACTCAAGGTTCGTCAAACAACTAAGAGTTCTTTATAATAATTCTTGTAAATTAGAGAAAGAATATGGCAAATGTAGATAAAGCCTTTGGGTTAAAACCTTATAAAGGCCTCAATGTCGGTTCAGCCGTTCAAGAAGCTAATAAATATAACATCAATCCATCAGGGTATGGTACAAGCATCTTCCAAGGTGACTTAACTATATTTAATGGAGGATACATCGAAAGATCAGCAGCTGGTTCTGCTAATAACGTAGGTGTGTTATCGCATGTTTTTTATACAGCTACTGACGGAACTCCTACCTTTAAGAATTACTATCCAGCATCTACAACGGCACTTGGTAGCGGAGACATAGAGGCTTATATCTATGACGATCCGAATCAATTGTTTGTTGTTCAGGCGGATGGTGCTTCAACTATTGCAGCTATCGGCAGAAATGCAGATACTGATGGTATTGGTGGCAGTACAACAACTGGCGTAGCTACTCGCGAGCTCGACTCTAGTACACTAGCAACAACAGCAGCACTTCAGCTTAAAGTTGTGGGCGTAGTTCAAGATGATAAAAACGGAGACCTTTCAAGCAATAATGCGAACTTAGTTGTTCTCATTAATGAACATGCTTATAGAGGTCCTGTTGCAGGAACATAAGGAGTAATTTAGATGGCAATTTCCAGAGGACAATTAGTCAAAGAGTTACTTCCAGGTCTGAATGCATTATTTGGTCTTGAGTATGATAGATATGAAAACGAACATGAAGAAATTTTTGACGTTGAAAACTCTGATCGTGCTTTTGAAGAAGAAGTAATGTTAACAGGCTTTGACCAAGCACCCGTTAAATCAGAAGGAGCAGGCGTAGCGTTTGATTCAGCCCAAGAGGCTTTCACGTCACGTTATACCCACGAAACCATAGCTTTAGCGTTTAGCATCACAGAAGAAGCGGTAGAGGATAACCTATACGACAGATTGTCGGCCAGGTACACTCGTGCGCTTGCAAGAAGTATGTCAAACACTAAGCAAGTCAAGGCAGCAGCTGTATTAAATAATGCATTCAATTCAAGCTTCGCTGGCGGCGATGGAAAAGAACTTTGCGCAACAGATCACCCAACTGTGGGCGGTCCTAATTTGAGCAATGAACTTTCAACATCTGCTGACCTAAGTGAAACTTCACTTGAACAAGCATTAATTGATATTGCAGCTTTCACTGACGAACGTGGTTTGAAAGTAGCTCTTCAAGGAACGAAATTAATCATTCCTAAAGAACTACAATTCGTAGCTGATAGAATATTGGAAACTCCAGGCAGAGTTGCCACGTCTGATAATGACATTAACGCCATGAGAAACATGGGTATGATTCCTGAGGGATATACAGTTAATCATTATCTGACTGACACCGATGCTTTTTTCATTAAGACTGATGCACCGAACGGATTTAAAATGTTTAATCGTTCACCAATCAGAACTTCAATGGAAGCAGATTTCGATACTGGTAATGTTAGGTACAAAGCTAGAGAAAGATACAGCTTTGGATTCTCGGATCCACGTTGCGTCTTCGGTAGCCCAGGAGCATAACACTCGATTAGTTTAATGGAACCCTGCTGGGGGTTTCTTACTCAACCCAGCAACCTTATCTTTTCTACACATTTCTATTTTTTTCTGATACGATAATCTCATACCGAGATAATTTGTTATACCAACTGACTCGGCAGACTTACTCCAAGATGGTGTAACACATTTAGTTAGGAGAAAAATATGGCTAAATCAACATTTTCAGGACCAGTCAGATCATTGGCTGGATTTATATCAGCAGGTAGTACATCGTTTGTTAGCTTAACGGCTGACACTTCGCTTACAGTAGCTGCACACGCAGGTAAAGTATTAACTACTAACGATGCGGATGGTAAATTTACTTTACCTTCAATTGTAGCAACTACTCCAAGTGATTCTACTGATCCAAACCAAGCCAATAATATAGGTGCAACTTTTTACTTTATTGTAGAAACAGCTGCTACTGATATGGATATATTGACGGATGGAACAGATAAGTTTGTAGGTGGTCTTTACACTGGCGTAACTAACGCTACAGGTAAAACATTTATATCTGGTGCTTCTAATGATGTAATCACTATGAATGGATCAACTAAAGGTGGACTAGCTGGTAGTATCGTAAAAGTTACTGCAATGGCTTCTGCAAAATATGCAGTTGAAGGTATTATCTTAGGTTCAGGAACTTTAGTAACACCATTTGCTGACGCTTAATAGGAGACTAATATGAGTTCAGATGTAAAAGCATCCGTTCCTTTAACTAGCTCAGGAAGACTTCAAGGTTATATTGGAGCTTCGGGAGCTGGAACTGCTACTAATTTAGGCTCACTAAGGGTCCTGTCGGTAAAAGCTCAATCTAGCGATTCTGACGCACAGATCATCATATATGATGGTTCTAGCGCAAGTGGCACTAGAATAATAGCTCAATTCAAGTTTGGATCTGCAGCGAACGAATCTTTCGATCACTACATACCAGGCATGGGTTGTCGTTTTACAGAAGGAGCTTATGTAGCTTTAACTAACTGCGACTTCTTTGTTGCATACTATAATTAAGGATTAGATATGTTTAAGAAAACTCAAGATTATGCTCAAGGCAAAAAAACCAAAGGCTATATGGGCGGCGGTGAAGTTATGGGCTATGAGTACGGTGGTACGGTTAAGAAGCCTAAGAAAAAGTATGGTGGCTAGTAATGGCTACCTCAGGAACTACTTCATTCAACCTTAGCGTTGATGAATTAATAGAAGAAGCATACGAAAGATGCGGTCTTGAACTTCGTACAGGTTACGATTTAGAGACCGCTCGTCGTTCGCTTAATCTAATGATAGCGGAATGGGCTAACAGAGGATTAAATCAATGGCTTATAGCTGAGCACAGTTTTACTGTTACACAAGGCACAAACGAAGTAAGTCTTGGAACAGATATTATAGATATTACTTCTGCAGTTATATCTCGCGATAATACAGATTTCCAAATGTCTAGACTGAGTAGGTCTGACTACCTCTATACCCCTAACAAAACAGATCAAGCTAGGCCTACTCAATTCTTTTTAGAAAGACACATAACACCAAAACTATATTTGTATCCGACTCCAGAAAATTCTACAGATGTAATTAAATATTACGCTTTGACTAGAATGCAAGACGTAGGGGACTACACAAATAATATGGAAACAGTGTTTAGATTCTTACCTTGTATGACAGCAGGGCTGGCTTATTATATTGCTATGAAAAGAGCTCCTGATAGGATACAGTTATTAAAATCAATTTATGACGAGGAATGGGACAGAGCAGCAAGCGAAGATATAGATTCTGTTAGCTCTAAATTTTTACCCCCAAGAATGATAATATAAAGGAGAATAAGAATGAGTTTTTTAGATAGATTAGGAAGTAAACGACCACCAATGTTTACATTACCTACGTTACCTATGCCTGGACCTAGAACACCTGCCCCGCAGCCTGTGATGCCTGTAATTGGTGGACCCGAAGGTATTGGTGGCACTGCTCCTATTCAGATGCCTACATCACCTGCTCCTATGCCTGGACCTGCTCCTATGCCTGTGCCTGTGCCACCAGAAGGTTCTATGCCTGTGCCTGTGCGAGGTGGAACTTTAAGAAAACTAATGCGACAAAGAGATCAACTACAAGCTAGGCTGGAGCAAGTTAATGCAAGGATACAACAATTAATGCAAGGTCAAGATCAAGGTTCAGGTTCGGGTTTCCCAGAAAGAAAACCACAAGAAGGAATCGGAAATCTTTTAGAACAACTATTAAGGAATCAGAGCGAAAGAGGCGATTTCGGCGATTAAATATAAATGGCTTTTGCTTCAGGTAAACGAGCTTATGGAATCTGCGATACTTGCGGACAAAGGTATCGTTTACATCGGCTACAAGAACAATGGGACGGATTTAAAACTTGCCCAGAATGTTTTGATCCTAAACAACCACAACTAGAAGCTCCTCCTGTTGGAGCAGATCCTCAAGCACTATTAAACCCAAGACCTGATAGGATAGAACCTGCGTCTCAAGTTCTTTTGACGAACAATCCATTTCTTACGACTCAAGGCAGCGCAGTTATAACTGTGTTTGAAGATAATCATGGCAGGAGTACAGGAGATAAAATTAGGTTTAGAAACGTAGATGCATTTGATGGATTTACAACTAGCGTTATAGAAGACCCTGATGGGTATGCGATTACAGTTACAGCCAACACTACAACAAATATTCTTAATTACAATAACAATACATACACGTTTACAGCAGGTTCTGGAACAGGAACAGCAGGAGCTAGAGGAGGCGGAGTAGATTGCACGGTTGGACCTGCACAAACACTACTACCTTTAAACCCGTTTAGAACAGGTAGCGCAGGAACTAATACAATTATATCTGTTACAGAATTTAAACACGGAAGAACAACTGGAGATACCGTAAGATTCAGAGCTACAGAAGCTGTTGATGGTGTTACTACTACTGTACTTGAAGCAGCAAGTGGATATACAATAACTGTAGTAGATGCAAATGAATATAAGTTTACATCTACAGGAACCGCTACCACAGGAGATATAACAGGCGGCGGAGATACAGTAACAGCGGGACCAGTATAATGGCAGGATTTACATACAGCGAATT